CGGCCTCAGCGAGGAAGCCGCAGGTATTCCGGTTATTGATGTTCGTGATCGTCTCAACTCGAAGGATCGTGACGATCTGTATAAAAACAACATTAACCCGATTGCAAGTTTCCCGTCAGAGGGTATTGTGATTTTCGGACAGAAGACACTTCAGGTGACTCCGTCAGCGCTAGATAGAATTAATGTTCGCAGGTTGATGATCTATCTCAAGAAGGAGATCTCAATTGCTGCCTCAAGAATTCTGTTTGACCAGAACGTTCAGGAAACTTGGAAGCGTTTCATCGGTCAAGTAAGGCCGCTCCTCAAGACAGTTCAGGCAAGATTCGGTATCACCGACTTCAAGCTTGTCCTAGATGAGACCACAACAACCCCGGACCTTGTTGATAGAAACATTTTATACGCCAAGGTCTTTGTCAAGCCAGCACGTGCTATTGAGTACATTGCGGTTGACTTCTTTATCACTTCAACCGGCGCCTCTTTTGAGGAATAAAGTTGAATAAAAAACATTAGGTCTCTATTTATAGGAGATAGGAGGAGATACAAACCATGGCTTTTTGGTCAGAACAAAATTTAGATCCCAAGCGTCAATTTCGATGGGTCTTGACATTTTCAAACTTGGGTACGTCCGAGTATGTTGCCAAGACCGTCAACAAACCAACTTGGACAATCGAAGGGACACCCCATAAATTTATTAATCATACGTTCAATTTTCCTGGCAGGGTGACTTGGAACACTGTCTCGGTCAAGTTTGCTGACCCCGGTGGTGATGATGATGTAACTTCTGTTCTTTACAATCTCCTTCTACGCTCGGGGTATAGTAACCCGCTTAGTCCGGCACAAGCAAAAGATTCAGTAACCAAGGGTGAGGCGACCGCTGCCCTCGGCGAAGTCACGATTCAGCAGATTGGTGCTGACGAGAACACGATTCTTGAAACTTGGAGACTTGAGAATGCTTGGGCCAGTGAAGTAAGTTTTGGTGAGCTTTCCTATGACAGTGAAGGTCTTGTTGAGCTTGGAATGACTCTTATGTATGACTGGGCGACTTATGAAGGTCCAGGTAACATCGCCACAGGCGGCTAAAGAAAATACTTTAAATCTTTGTCAAAAAGATATATCCTATAATAGAAAAACCAAGAGGAGAAAATGTCTAGAAACAGTTCAAGGTTGGCAGGGATGGAGGACAGCACCCCAGAACCTGCTGATGCCCCGCCTATTAACCTCACTCCGAAAACGGAGCTTTCTTTCGCAGTTCCGACAGAATTCATTGAAATTCCATCACAAGGTAAATTTTATCCAGAGGGACATCCACTTCACGGGGAAAGTGTTGTGGAGATTCGCCATATGACCGCAAAGGACGAAGACGTTCTTTCATCAAAAGCCCTACTCAAGCAAGGTGTTGTGTTGGATAGGTTTTTAAAAGGTGTCTTGGTTAACAGATCTATCAACATTGATAGCCTGTTGCTGGGGGACAAAAATGCACTTTTGATTGGCGCCAGAATTTCGGGCTTTGGACCAGCTTATGATACCAAGGTGATATGTCCGGTGTGCTTTGCTCACGGTAGACATATTTTTGACCTTGATAATGTAAAGGTATGCCACGGAAACCCGGATGAACTTGAGGGCGTTGATCGCCTGCCAAATGGAAATATAATCGTGAACACGCCAAAAACAGGCGTTGAAATTGAATGTAGGTTGTTTACCGGTGTGCAAGAGAAACAATTGACAGCTCAGCAAAAAAGAGCCGAGAAGCAAAAATTACCAGATAAGACAACAACAAAACAATTAGAGATGGCAATTGTTTCCGTCAATGGAGACGCAGATAGGTCTATGATAGGTAGACTTATTCAATCGATGCCAATCAGAGATTCTAGATATATTCGTAAAGCCATTGAGGTCTGTTCTCCAAGTGTAGAAGTTCGTGACTATTTCGATTGTCACGAATGTGGAGCAAGTACAGACATGGAGGTGCCGTTTACGACGGATTTCTTTTGGCCTAGACAGTGAATATGCTAAAGTCATATACGAGGAGATCTTTCTCTTAAAGTATCACGGGGGATGGAGCTTTATTGAAGCTTATAATCTACCCACCGGTCTGCGAAGGTGGTTCATAGAGAGGCTTTCCAGGCAGTTTAACGAAGAGAAAAAACAAATAGAGGACGCAAGGAAGTCCAAGTAGAAGCCGGATTGTTCAAATCCGGCTTTTATTTTATGGTTCTTACTATTTATTAGTATGGCAAAGACCCCAACAGAAGCTAATGAGCTTCGTAGTGCTATCGAAGGCCTTAACGAGGCGATGGAAGCTAACTACAAAGCACGAATGAAGTCCCTAGAGGCCGCCAAGGCCGAGTCCGCAGCAATGGGCGAGAAGATGTCCAGGGCTGATGCTATGCGTGCGCAATCAGAAGCGAATATAGAGTTAGCCAAGCAGAGACTTGATGCGCTGCAGCAATCGCAATCTTCACTTGATGCAGAGATCGACTCCCTAGAGAAGAGAATCCAGACCGGCAATGATCTAGACGGAACGTTGCAGAACGAGCTAGACATGAAAGAGCAGCTTCGCAACATGGCTAAGAGTCAAGTTGAAGAAGAGATTAAAGAAGCTCTGGCGATCAAGCGCTCTAATGAGCAAAGAAAGAAAAGAATTGAGTTGTCTGAAAAGCTCGCTGTCAAGATTGGTGACACTGTTGGTGTTAACGATAAGTGGAAACAGTCCACCCTTGGAATGACTTATGAGTTATATAAAAATGGTGGTTTAATTGAGGGCACAAAACAGCTAACAGCTGCCCTGAAGGATCAATTTAGTTTAGAGAATATTGCAATGAGCTTCCTTCAGAATCTCATTGATACGACAATAGACCTGTTCAAGGCTACTGACACTGCAACTGCTTCTTTCAGAAAAGCAACAGGGGCTGGATTTGAATATGACAACATGATAGCTGAAGCCGAGCTGGACTTAAGATCGTATGGGGTTACGGTAGAAGAGGCAGGAGCCCAGGCCCAGTCGCTTTTTACAAATTATTCAAAATTTACTGAACTGTCAAAAGCAGAGCGAAAAAGTTTAATACAGACAAATGCCCTGCTGGCAAAGCACGGTATTAGTGCCGAGGCTGCCGCAGAACAAACAGCGTTCTTGGGCGAGGCTCTTGGGATGAACTCTGAGCAGATTGAGCAGACAAGCATGGATCTGGTCGCCCTTGGAAAAGACTTGGGCATACCACCGTCTGTAATATCAACAGAGTTTAAGCAGGCATCTGGAGAATTGTCTAAATACGGCAAGAATATGGTTGGGGTGTTTAGGCAACTGGCCGCTCAATCAAAAGCTACCGGTCTGTCTGTTAGTGATTTAATCAGCGTTACATCAGGCTTTGATACTTTTGATGGTGCAAGCAAAAAGGTTTCAGATCTTAACCAAATGTTGCGTGGTCCATATTTCAATACAATTGAGATGATGAAGATGGATGAGGCTGAGCGAGCAAACCTGATCAGGGAAACGATCAATCAGCAGGGCATCGACATGGACAACATGAACAAACAGCAAGCGCTGTTTGTCGCTCAGGCAATGGGATTTAATGATGTCGGTAAAGCAATGCAGTTCCTGCGTGCTGAGTCTGATGTTTTAGACGAGATGTCATACAAAGCTGAACAAGCATCTTACACGCAGAAAAACCTTGCCGATGGAACACGAGACCTGATGTCTTTGCAGGAAAAACTCTCAGCACTTGTAAAAGGCTTTGCTTTAAATCTTAGTCCGTTGATGGAGCCCATAAGTAAGGTTTTTAATGTATTGCTGGACGTGCAAAAAGAAATTTCCGGTAGTCAAAAAAAATTAAGCCCATTTATAAATACCTTAAAAAAAGGAATTGAAGAATTTCATAAGTTTGCAGAGGGCATTGGAGACATGCTCAAAAAATTTAGTGCCGGAGGCGGCTTCTCCAAGGCAGGTGCTGATGCTGAAAATTTAGCTAACTCTATCGGCGGCGTGAACAAGCAACAGATGAACTTTATGGGAATGACCTTTGATGCAAAAGGTGTTTTTGACTATATTAGAAAAGCAGTTGAGCAGATTAAATCAGCGTTCGCAACAGGCGGATCTGGGCAGGAGCTATTTAAACAGTTGGCTCTAATAGGGGCGGAGTTGTTTGGTACCGGTGCTGACGGCGAGCCACCAATTAATGCCTTTATTGGCGGTCTGGCAGATGCGGTGAAGTATATACGTTACATGGTAACTGCAGCGCAAGTTTTATATACAATTTTTTCGGCTATTGCGGACTTCGTAAAATCCATCGCCAACTTTGTCGAAGGCGGCGGCCTCCTCGGCGCTGCTGGCCGATGGGCCTGGTCACTGTCTCAAGATGAGTCCGCCGCCGAGGAAAAAAAGCCTCAGCGGGAGAGCTTCGCCGCCGGAGGAGTTGTTACTGGTCCAACCAGAGCACTGATAGGAGAGGCTGGCCCAGAGGCGGTAATCCCCTTGAACTCTGGAGGTAGCGAAGTGATAGCTAGCGCCGCCGCCAGGATGGGGGCTTCAATGGCCGGCGGCACTGGATCGTCCGCTTCCGGCGGATCTGCAGGCGGTGTCATGACAGAGGCCATTAAACAAGCTATCATCGAAGGGTTTAAAGAATCAGCTAATGAATCTGGCCAGCCGACAAGAAATATTGAGTTGAAACTAGATAGATTTGTGCTAGGTCGTGTGCTTGATGATCATTTAGCAGAAAAAGTAAGAGTTGGATAAAGTAAGGGAGATAAGTTGTGCCACATCCAAGTTTAGGAAAACCAGAAACCAGCTTTATGGACAAGTGCAATATTTTTGTCCAGCTTCAGCATGCATCCAGCAGAGAGACTGTTAAGTTTTATGGAATAATTGATTCTTTTGCAGACAACTATCAGTCTAACTGGAACTCTAATCAGGTGTTTGGACGATCAGACCCAATCGCAACTTACCAGAACACACAAAGAACGATAAGTATTTCATTCAAAGTTTTATCAGAAGATGATGATGTAGGCTCTTTGAACATGAGAGATATATCTAAGTTGGTGAATATGTTATATCCAACTTATGACGGCGCAGACAACAGGGCAGCCACGCTCGCTGCGGGGCCGCTGTTGAAACTTAAGTTTACGAACTTGGCCACTAACGCTGCAAATCAAAGATTTGCCCCAGCGGCTGATGTTAGTGAGGATGGCCTGTATGGATATATCAATGGGGCAGTGAACGTGAATCACGTGGTAAATGCAGGATACCTGACGCCCAAGCCTGGAATAATGATACCCAGGGAGGTTAATCTTAGTATTAATTTTACGGTTCTACACACACATAACTTGGGCTGGACGCTAAGTGGAGAGACTAGAACTAATGGCTACTTTCCATACAAAACAGGCGGCTCTTTTACAAACCAGATAGCACAGTCTTCTAACGGTGCAACTAGGTTTAACGAGCCAAGTAGTTTACCCAGAAGCGACTCTCCAACGACAACTAGGGATAATATCCCACCAGAAATAATCAGTGCAACAACCGATGCAACATTTGGAGGCACCGGTGCAACTATTCTTTCGGAAGATAGTGCCAATAGTGTTAGTGTTGGGGTGGAAGCTGAGCAGCAAGCAGAAGTGTTTAATTCAGCAGAGACTGACCAAGGCCGCCGGTCTGCCAGTAGTGATTCAAGAAATAGATCACAAAGATTTTCTGGTGGCTCATCTGATACTGCAGGTCGAGAACTAGAAGAACATTATGATGGGGTGATAGACCCAGAGAACACAACTTCTTAAGCAGGGAATTATAAATGAGATACTTAAATCGTATACCTAAAATTAATGCACACGAGCAATATAAAGAATTTTTTGCCGACAGGGGTGTAAACTATGTCGAGCAGTATTCAACTCCAACACTGAGATACCCTACATCACAGGAGATTTCAAATTTAACTTTAATAAGTCACATTTGGACACATGGGGATATGTATTATAAGCTGGCCTATAAGCACTATGGTGATCCAAAGTTGTGGTGGGTTATCTCTTGGTTTAATCAGAAGCCTACCGAGTCTCACGTTGTTAAGGGCCAAAAAATAATTATTCCAACACCCCTTGAAAAAATATTATCTTATTATGATTATTAAAATGGCGTTGGTCAAGTTATAACCTGGGTTATGGTATCATGGGAATAAAAGATCTTTGGATAGTAAAAACACCGAAACGTGTTGCAGAATCAGTTGGGCGGCGAGTCAAGAAGACTTATGATGACACCCAGGTGGGTGATCTCTTGGAAGAGGGCCAGGACCTCGTCAAGAAAGGCGAAGCCATCGTTGATACTATCAAGAAGGGCGTTGAAGGTGGTGCTGTCGGCGTTCTCGATACCCTTGGCGATGCAGTCGTGGATGCCCTGGAACAGATAAAACCCAATGTTGATACTAGCAAGTTTATAGAACAATATTACTTAATTGAAAATTTAGGCAAACTCCACCAGTTTAACGTTGGCAGATTCAACCCGCAGGGATATAAAAATTTTACTTGCCTGAATGCTACGCAGGTAGAAATAGAGAACGAGCTTAAAGCAAACCCCGGCCAACTTGGTATGCTTGATATAGCCCCTGTTCATCAAGCTTATTTGGTCCCAAAGATAAGAATATTTAAAAGAATTTGTGGTAGTGACGGAAAGTCAAGCATGATTGAGTACCCCTTTAAGGCCAACTATGATCAAGAGTCCTTAGAGGCGATATTGGGTAAAAATCAAAATCGTGGAGCAGGCGTGGGAATTCAGGATTTCCAAGTGCAAAATAGCTCTATTGGCAAAACTATGGCTGGGCTGGGAAGGCAGCTGTCTGTTGATCTTTCATTGTATGCACAAAATGCAGGCGAGTTCTTTACCCAGGACATAGTGGATGGCCATCCAATTAGTTTTACAGATTTTATTAACAGGGGAGTGTATGCACAAACAGAATTTAGAGTAGTTGTTGGCTGGGCTAATCCAAGAAAATACCCCCCAGGGTTGTTTTCTGATTCTTTAAAGGAAGCCATCAAGAGGCAAAGGGTAGTTTTTGAATGTAATGTGATTAATCATACAGTCAACATTGAACAAGATGGACAAATATCCGTTAATTTAACTATGAACGGCATGGTTGAGTCAGTCATGGGGTTTAGAACTGCAAAAGTTTTCTCTGAGTTGCCCCTAGAGTTAGCCATAGGGGAGAGAGACGTTAAAACAGCAAAAACTAACCGCAAGGCTGCAACAGAGGCGGCCAGTGCGCAGCGAGCTGCCCTGAAGAGTGAATTGGCAAGCTTAGACCAGCGGATAGAGGGAGCCACTGAAGCAAAGCGAGCCGAATTACAGCGAACCAGAGAAAGTATAGCTGGAGTAGAAGAAAAGATTGAAACTTATAAAAAACAAGCCGATGAGAATGCAGAAAAACTTGAAAAAGAATTTACGGAAAAAGAAAAGGAAGAGTTAACAAGAAAATTAGCTTCTATTCTAGCCAAATTAAAGCTAGCGGGCCAGCTATATTACATTGATGTGCCTGAGGGGGCGATAGCGGGAACTAGAGTTAATTATACCGGGATTGAATTTAGCCCTGCGTCCGGGCCAGTTGGTATGGAAAACTGGACAAAGCCCGAAGAGGGATTTCATAGGATTAGTTTTTTTTATTTTGGTAGTTTGATTGATGTTATATATGAGATAGCAAGAGAAAATGAACAAGCAGGGGTTACAAACCAAGAGGCTCTGGCGAGCATAGAAACTGGCTCTAGACGAAAGTGCGATGAACAAGACAGTACTCTTGATCGCTTGGTACCAATACTTGGTCCTCTTATTTTAAAAGAGTCTGATCAGCCAGAGTATGTAAATTTAGCTGATGTGCCAATATCGATAAAGTCATACATGAACTGGCAGAACGAGGTTGTTGTTGATAAAAATTTAAGACAGATATCCTTAAGAAGTTTTATTGACAGCATTGTTAACAAACTGCTTGGTCCCGCCCTGAATCACGAGGAGGCTCCAAAGAGAAAAGATTTAAATTTTGGTAAGCCTAACATGGGTGAAATAGAATCCTTTGCTGCGCAA